GAAGTGCAATTTCAAGACCTTCTTCAGCCGTACTTGGCTGGGATAGCAATAATTCGTCCAGGTTGACACCCACTGCTTTGGCGTATACGGGGTCTAAAGCGTGTTCTGCGTCAACGTAAGCGCAAGATAGACCCAAAGCCTGGGCCTCAGCAACAGCGTGCATTGCAAGGGTCGATTTACCGCTTGAAGGCGGTCCGTAAAATTCCACAATCCTGCCCTTTGGAAGACCACCGGCACCCAAGGCCATGTCTAGGGGTAGAATGCCCGTGGAAATAACTTCCACCGGAAGCACTTCGCTACTGTTAAGGCGCATAATTGCCCCAGCACCGAACTGCTTATTGATTTCATCCATAATTGCTTGCAATTCTGGGGTAGCCGTTTTCTTTGCCACTTGTTCTCCTATCGGTTAGAACAACACTATACACGAACCCATGTTCAAATTCAACTTGACAGGGGGATTTTTTTACGATAGCCTTTGACCCATGAACCAATTTATGTCGTCGTTCAGTACACTGAACATAGCGTGGGTCGACAAAGAAGAAGTTTTCGTAAGGGCAAGGTATTCCGAAGCCTTTGTGGAAGACTGTCGCCAAATCGAAGGCCGTCGCTGGGATTCTGAACAAAAAGTCAACGTATTCCCAGTTTCACAAATTCCGGCACTTAAAATGCTTGCCGAAAAGTGGAATATCCGCATGCCCAAGGAAGTCCTTAGTGCTGACGATGGGAAATATTTCACAAATTCCACGCGTAATCACTTCCAGGTTACCGTTGACGGCGATGAAATAGTTATTTGCTTTGACTACAACCCTAGGATGATTGAAGCCATCCGTATGTTTATCCCTGGGGTCAAGTGGAACGCTAACCACAAGGAATGGCGTTGCGCCATTACCAGCATGTACGAAGCGGTGAATTTTGCGGTTGAATACAACCTAAGTATTTCCAAGATGCTTGAAGAAAAGGCAATTGAAGTACTTCAGAACAACATGGACATGCGTGAAGCGTCTATGTCGTTGGACGCGGAAATAGAAATCCCCGACATTGCGCTACCCCTTATGCCGTATCAAAAGGCGGGCGTCGCCTACATGAAGAAGGTGCGTAAGGGCATCATCGGTGACCAGCCCGGTCTTGGTAAGACTGCACAAGCAATAGCCACCGTCGCTTCGGAAAATGCTTACCCAGTAGTAGTTGTATGTCCTAATACATTAAAATTTAATTGGCAGCGGGAAATTCAAAAATTTTTCCCAAAATTAAGGGTTTCCATCCTTAGTGGAACTAAGTCTGAAACCATAGAAGAAACAGATGTAATCATTGTTAATTATGACATTTGCTATGAACGTAATGGTGACATGCTTAGGCATGGTTTTAATTCGTTAATCGTGGATGAATCCCACGCCATAAAAAATGGTGTGAAGAAGACGAAGTGCCCGTTGTGTAATACAGCCGTGCGTTCTAACGCTACGCGGTGCAACACTTGTGGCGCGGGAAAAATTAAACCGATTGAATCGTGGACGGTGAAGCGCACCGGTGCGGTGATGCAACTAGCGAAGTCGTTGGACCCGCAGGATTTTGTAATTCTACTAACCGGTACCCCGATTACGAATAGACCCGATGAATTAATCCCGCAACTAGAAGCGGTCGGTCACCTAGCGTCGTTTGGTGGGTCGTGGCGATTTAAGAACCGCTACGCACCGAAACGTAACGTGGCACTTAATACCGCCGAACTAAATGTAAAACTTCGTGAACTGTGTTTCGTACGACGCAACAAAAAAGACGTGTACGAAGACCTACCGGAACTTCGCAATGCCGTTCAGTACTTGCCGATTGACAGCAAGCAGATGAACTGGTACCAAGAAGTTGAACGTGATGTAGTTGAATACTTTGCCAACCGTGCCAAGGAACTAGCCGAAGAAGACGGTAGTGATGGCACGGACGCCTACTGGCAGAAAAAAATTACTTTGGCCCGCGCCGAAAATCTTGTCAAAATTACTGCGCTACGTGATGCCGTATCTAAGATTAAGTACGACAGCATTACAGCGTGGCTGGACAACTTCCTTGAATCAGGTGACGGCGAAAAAGTAATTGTCTTTGCTGAACACATCGAATTTGTAGAAAAATTGTTTGACCGCTACAAGTCAGTTGCAGTCAAAATCCGTGGTGGTGTATCCGCCGACGACCGTATGGCCGCAGTTGATAAGTTCCAAAGCGACCCAGATTGCCGTGTTTTTATTGCTAATATGACAGCCGCTTCCGAAGGCTTGACATTGACCGCCGCAAGTGATGTAGTGTTTTGTGAACTTGGCTGGACCCCAGCCATTCACGAACAGTGCGTCAGCCGTTGTTACGCCCGTGCTAACGATATGCACGGTGCTACCGCGTGGTACCTTCTTGCACAGCAGACTATTGATGAAACTATCTATAACCTGCTTGAAAATAAGAAGAAGGTAGTTAACGCAGTTACCGATGGTGTGGATGTTGAGGAAGGAGACAGTGTTATGGGTGGGCTTATTAAAGACCTTGCTGAACGGGGGTTGTCCAAGTGACCGAAACCGTAGGCATACATGGATACAGGTATGCGACCATCCCGGAATGGATTTTGGACGCCGAAATTAGCCCATATTCAGTCCGTCTTTTTAGTGTACTTAGCCGTTATGTAGGTAGCAACGAAGCCGCTTGGCCTTCGCGAAGGCTATTGGCTGAACGAATGCACTGTTCCGTTGACAGGGTTGATGCTTCTATCAAGGAATTAGTTGAAATTGGTGCTATTTCTACAGTCCGTAGGCACCGTGAAGATGGTTCTTACACCAGTAATTTCTACTACTTGTGGCCGCTAACTTCGGAGGGGGTAGCCGCTAAAACACCCCTAGGTAGCCGTCAAAACGACCCTACCCTAGCCGCCAATCTCCTACAACATGAAAGAACATTAATAGAAAGAACATTAAAGAAAGATACTTCTTCGGAAAAGAAGAAGCGTAATTCTTACGATGATGACTTTGAATCCCTGTGGAAGTTGTACCCACGTAAGGTAAACAAGTCAGGTTCTGCCAAGGCGTACTGCACTGCAAGGAAGCGTGGCGCGACACACGAAGAACTTATGACCGCTACAAAAAATTACGCGTTGGAACGCACCGGTCAGGAAGAAAGATTTACGTTACACGCGCAAACTTTTTTTGGCCCGAACGATAGGTGGCGCGACTACCTGCCAAGTACTTCTACGTATGCATACGAACTTTCTGGCGAAGAAAAGAAAGCGTGCGCATTGTATGATGATTACGACGGTGGTAAAACAAACATTAACCCCGCCAAGAACGGCTATAGTAGACCTATCAATAGTCGTGGTCAGTTGATTGACGCGCAAGGCCGACCGTTTGAACTTGATACAGCAAGTGGTCGCCGTAGATATTTAGTTGAAGTGTAAGGGACGGGTAAAAGGTGGAACAGGATAACAAACCGGCACCATATGACATGGTGGCTGAAGAATCTTTACTGGGTGCAATGATTTTGTCACCCGAAGCGGCGTTGATTGGTATTGATGTTGTTCGTGCGGAAGATTTTTATCGTCCTTTGCACGGTCAGATTTTTAGTGCCATTGCAAACTTGATGGGTGAAGGCGTGGTTGTTGACACGACTACAGTTTCCGCAAAGTTGAACAACAGCGAAGTTGTACCAATGCTTATGGCAATGGTACTTAACACACCTTCGTCTGCTGGTGCGTTTAATTACGCTTCTATCATTTACAAGCATTCAGTTGCACGTAAGTTGATGCGGGAACTTGGCGGTGCAGTAGATAATATCCGAAACGGCGAAGACCCATACGAACAGGCTAAGAAAGTTGAAAAGACCGTTAACGGTGTTGGCAACATTCACGCAGGTGGTCCAGAAGCAATGACGGTGTACGAACTTGCCGCTAATTCAGAAGCCATTGCACCGGTTGTAATCCCTGGAATGATGCACAGCGACTACAGAACTATTGTTGTTGCTGAAGAAGGTGCGGGTAAGTCACTTCTTCTTCGTACGATTGGAATGTCCGCTTCGCAAGGGTATCACCCATTTAGTCACCAACGTATCAAGCCGGTTCGCGTTCTTATCATTGACCTTGAAAACCCTACGCAGGCAATTACGCAAACAGCCATTCCATTCATGGACATGCTTAAGACCCGCGAATTCGGAATTGATAACGAAAAGAAAACGTTTGACCCTGAACGCATTAAGTTTTTCAGACGCCCCGGTGGTATTGAAATCAGAAACCTTTCTGACCGCGCAGAAATTCAACGTGAAATTGCTGCATTCAGACCGGAACTTGTTTGCATTGGCCCTATCTATAAGATGTACCGACGCGGTGCAAGCGAATCTTACGAAGACAGTGCTGATGAAGCGATGGCAATTCTTGACACGTTGCGAACCAAGTATGGTTTTGCATTAATCATGGAACACCACGCGGCCAAGGGTAAGTCAGGTGAAAAGCGTGAACTTTCACCTATGGGTTCCCAGCGTTGGATGGCGTGGCCTGAAATTGGTATATCTTTGTACAAAGACGACCGTGACCCAACAATGCTTCATGTAAAGCGTTTTCGTGGTGACCGTCTATCTGGTGTATCATGGCCCGACCGCATTATGCGTGACCGAACTTGGTTGGTCGAAGGAAGTTGGGATGGAGGTGTTCCTACAGCATGACAGTAGTAGTTGCTTATACAAATGAAGTAAGTTGTGGGATGGCCTTCGATTCTGCCGTGGGCGATGAAGATGCCGTCCTTATTTCGTCAACACCAAAAGCATTCATTCATGCCGGTAACGGCATTATTGGTGCCGCTGGTTCTTGGCGTATTATAAATCTGCTTTCCAAATTGGAAAAAAGAAAGTGTACCCCTGAAACCATCGTTGGTATGCTTAAAGAAATCAAGGGTGAAGATGATTCTGTGAAAGATACAGAAATTCTTTGTGCTTGGCCTAACCGTCCGTTGGTCATTATTCAAAATGACTTTTCGGCAGTTGAGGTGGATTCGCCGTTTTTGGCGATTGGTAGTGGTTCCCCCTATTCACTTGGCTACTTAGAAGGTTGTCAAGAAATAGGCCCAAATGAACTAAGCGATGCCGTGGAAGTAGCAATTAAATACTCCCCGTTTGTCGCAGGCCCAGTAAAAAATCTTTACTGCGGGTCGAAGTAGAAAAGGCTAAATGAAATACCTATCTATTGTTCTTTTATCTTGTAGTAGTTTTATTTTTGGTTCGGCACTGCCAAGCAACAGCGCGGCTTCGTCAAATGAAAGCACTGTAACAACACTTGATACAGGAACTTCATGGAATCCTGCTTCACTTTCTGCACCACCAGTTTCACCACCTTCGTTGATTAATCCGTCAACAACGGTTACGACTGTTCCACCACCATTGGTATCTGATGATATTGTGGCTAAGTGGGAAAAGGTTGCGCAGTGTGAACAGGGTGGCAACTGGCATGTACGTGGTCCAATTTATTCAGGTGGTTTAGGTATCACCGAAGTGAACTGGGTTAAATACGGCGGGTTGTCTTTGTTTGGTGCATTGTACTTAGCAAGTCCACAGCAACAAGTTTTTATCGCAAGAAAAATACAAGCAGCAGCAGGAATACCAGATTATGTGCCAGACCAATATGGTTGCGGACGTGGTTGGTAAATAATGAAAAGGGGAAACAATGAATTTTGATGAATGGCTTAAGTATGGAATCGAAAATGGTTTTTGTAGTGGTGTTGTTTGCGCAACGCATGATGGCGTGCCAACACACGAAACAGAAGACCGCGCATGGGAAGAAGGAAGCGACCCATGCGCAACAATTGTCAGACTAGGTACACCTTCCGAATGGGAACTGCCGGATTGGTGGTTCGAACAGTAATGGAAACATGGGTAAAATTAGGTGCTTGTCGGGGCACAGACGAAAACTTTTTTTCTGGAAGACCTACAACAAAAATGCAAGACTTATGTGAAAATTGCCCTGTTGCAAAAGAATGTTATGAACACGCATTGAAATATGAAGTGTTTGGTTTTTGGTCGGGAACAACAGAAAAACAACGTGAAAAATTGCGCAAGGAATTTGGCATACCAATTCCAATCAAATTACCTGAAA